GCCTCGAAGATTTTGACCGTTAGTAGAACGGACAGGACCACGGAAAGGGAAACACAATAGATAAATCAATTTAGATATTGATTGTTCCGTGTTTTTCCGTGGTTAAGTTCCCCAAGAGATTCCCCCATGGCACGACAGATCGACAACGCCGCACGGGCTCATGCCGAGCATAACGCCGCACAGCAACGACAGGCAGCTTTCCACCAGCCGTCCAAGATGGGCGCACGCGATCAGCGCGCGGCCGGACCGATCGTGGGATTTCCCACCACCCCGGCCGATGGCCATAAATTCGGGCCTGGCCGTGAGGACGGCTTGAGCAACAAGACCGATGGGCACCGGTTTGGCCCCGGCAAGGACGGCGGCGACTGTGCCAAGCTACCCTGAGGTTGAACCATGGAAAACACGGAACAACCACGGAATAAGACGTAAAGAAGTTTGAGAATTTCATTTCTTTTCCGTGGTCCTGTCCGTGCTTTCCGTGGTTGAGTTCCCCTTCCCCCGTTCTTTCTCAATTCGTTTTTCCAGGAGGCCCCTTCGTGGCCAACAATTTCGCTGCATTTTTCGAGACCCTGGTGGCCGGGGCCGACGAGTACAACAAGGCCAAGGTCGGGCGCACCGCGTTGCTCGACGCCGTCTACAAGGACGTCAAGCCGGAAGCCGCGCGCATCGGCAAGACGGTGGACGTCTACTTTCCCGACGTGGGACCGCTCCAGGCCATCAACAACGGCATCCTGACCGCGACCACGGTCAACCCGAATTACATCCCGTTGGTTTTTCAGACCCGCGCGGGTGCGGCCCTCCAATTTCAGGACTTCGAGCAATGGCAGACTGCGGTCGACCTCGCTCAGAAGTTCTTCGACCCGCTCTACAAGCGGGCGCGTGAGTACCTTAACGGTCAGATCGCGGCCCTGATCACACCCGCCAACTTCAACAGCAATGCTCCGATCATCGGCGCCACGCAGGGCGAGGTCGCGGTTACTGACCAGCTCAAAGCCTGGGATGTCCTGGCTGACCAGAAGGTTCCTCTCGAGGAATCCGACAAGCTCCGGCTGATGGTGCACAACAACGTGTACCGCAAGATGCTGGGCGACTCGGCCTGGGTGCAGGAGAGCTTGGTTTCCGCCGCCATCGCCAGTGAGGCGCGGCAGTCCGCGAACTTGGCCCATGCGTTCAATTTCCAGCCGATCTGGGATCAGCAGATGCCCACGTCGACCGGGACCATCCTTTATGGTCAGGTCAGCGTTACCTACAATTCGGCAGTCGTGACCGGGCTCAACACCGTGTTCACCCAGCAGCTTACCGCGGGGACCTCTTATCTCACGTTCGGCAACGATGCATCGAAGACGACTTACAAGGTCGCTTCGATCCAGAGCGACACTTCGCTGACCTTGAGCGCCGCGGTCACGACCGGCGTGACCAGCACGGCCACGACGGCGACGACCAGCGCTCGCATCCAGACGATCCTCGGCGGCAACGTCACCGTGACCGCAGGCTCGACGGCTGTCACCAGCTCGAGTCTCTTCGGCAACCTGGTCGCCGGCCAGTGGCTACAGTTCGCGGCCGACAGCACGAAGACGCCCTACCAGATCGCGACCGTCACCGATGCTTCGGACATCGTGCTGGTGCAGCCCTACGCGGGAGCGACCGACTCGAGTCACCTGGCGACCGTGCTGTCCTACACGAGCCTGGCCCTGCACGAATACGCCATCGCCCTGGCCCTGCGGCCGATCGCCACGCCGGACGAGGCCCGCAACGTCGTTGACGTCACCTACCTCGACCTCATGGGCATCCCCCTGCGGGTCATGGTCTCTTACGTCCACATCTACCAGGCCCTCTTCGTCACGGTCGACTTCGGCTACGCCCTGGGCGTCATCCGTCCCGACTTCGGCGTAATCATCAACTGCTAAAAGGGGTGGACGATGCAGCTTGGAATCGTGGGGGGTGAGCCGATCGGATCGCAGCTAACCCCGGCGCAAGGGCTCAGTCCCGTAGGGCAGCCCGCTCCCGGCGGCTGGGGGCTCACTCCCAGTGATGTTTACGCCGTGGCCCCCTCGGTCACGGTCACGACGACCGGCACGGTGATCAACTGGAATGCCGCGGGTCTCTTTCAGTACCAGCTCACAACGGGCTACGCGTTCGCTCCGACTTTCGCCAATGCTCAGGTTGGCCAGACGATCTTCCTGCTCTTGAAGCAGCCGGCCAGCTCGACGGCCGCGACCCTGACACTTCCCACGGGCACCATCGTCGCCGGGACGGCCGCGGCCACCGCGACGATCTCCAGCACGAACAGCGCCATCGACCTCGTTCAAGTCACCTGCACCGCGCCGGGCGTCTATCTCGCCGTCGTGAATTGATCCCCCGAAAGGAACGCTCCATGATTCTCTCGAACACGGTGGCGACGTCGGTCGTCCTGAACGGCGCCACCAGCACGGTCAACACCCCGGCCGACACGCTCGCCCCGCTGGGCTTCGGTGTCGTCAGCAATGGCGAGAACTGGCGGGGTTGGCCGGGACCCAATCAACCAGTTGTTCCCGCCGTCACGGCGACGGCCACGACCAACCTCGATTGGTCGCAGGGCGGGTTGTTCCAGGTGAACTATCCCGCGACCACGCTGGCCGTCACTTTCACGTTCACCAACGTCCAGGTTGGCCAGACCATCCAGATGTGGAGCAAGCAAGGCGCCTCGTCCGCATCGACCGTCACCTGGCCGTCCGGCATTATCTGGTACGGCGGCGGCTCGGGTGTCCCCTCGACGAGCACCTCCGCCATCGATATCACGATGATCACCTGCATCGCCCCGGGCAGCTATGTCGGTCAAGTGCAAAAAGCCTACTCCTGATCTACCAAGCCCGCTAGCAACCGGCGCCCGGGGGACCGCCACCCCGGGATTTTCTGAGCGAACGTAGGGAGCGACAGCAAAAGAGGAAACCATGCCCTATCAGGCCACGACGCCCGTCTCCGACCAGGTGGGCGTCTTGCATTACGGATCGCTTCCCCTGACCGCGCACCAGCAAGCGGTATCCATCACCGCCTCGGGCACGATCGTTGCCGCGCCGCCTTCCGGCTACCAGATCGCGGTCGTCCAGATCGCCCTGGTCGCGTCCGCGGCACTCACCACGGTCAACCTCCAGTCGCACACTACAACCGGCATCGCGACCGGCGGCGTGACCCTGGCTGCCAACGGGCAGCTCATCCTGCCATTCTCACCCTGCCCCTGGCTGACGTGCGCGCCGGGCGAGGCCCTCGACCTCGAGATGACCGGCTCGGGGACGCTCGCCGGCACCATCAATTACGTCGTGGTCCCCGTCGGCGGGATCTGACTGAAAGCAGAGGTCAACTATGGGTTTGCGTTTCGACCGCCAGGATGCCCAGCTCGGTGCCATCCCAGCCGGCGTCTACGTCACCAACACGAGCACCACACCGCCTCCCCTCGACCTGCCCAACCGGGCGGTTGACTGGGGTGTGTTGCCGTCCGGGACCGCCGGTTATGTGCTCACTGTCAACGCCGACGGCAGCATCGGCTGGGCGGCTGGGGGCATCGGCAGCGGCACCGTGACCTCGGTTTCCTGGACTGGCGACGGCACGATCTTCACGGCCAGCGCCGACACACCGGTCACGACCACCGGCACCCTGACGCCGGCAAGCCTGATTGCCCAGGCCAAAAACACGTTCCTCGCAGGCCCAGCGACCGGCTCAAACGCCGCTCCTACCTTTCGCGCGCTGGCCGCGGCCGACCTGCCGGCCGGCACAGGCACCGTGACTTCAGTTTCCTGGACTGGCGACGGCACGATCTTCACGGCCAGCGCCGACACACCGGTCACGACCACCGGCACACTTACCCCGGCGAGCCTGATCGCCCAAGCCAAGAATACGTTTCTCGCCGGACCAAGCTCGGGCAGCAACGCGACCCCCACCTTTCGCGCGCTGGCCGCCGCCGATCTTCCCCTGACGCAATCCTATGGCGCGTCCACAGTCACTCTCCAAACCAACTCAGGGTATGCCTTCAACTTCATATCCAACATCAACCTCGAGCCCAATTACAGCGCGGCCGGCAACTCGGGAGTCTTGATCGATACCTACTCGCAGGGGGGAACGCTCTCCTATCCCCTGGGCTTTCGGACGCCGGCCGGTTCCACCGTCCCCATCATGTTCCTGGGGAAGAACTCCTCGACGACGACGAACCGCGGCTGCGGCTACATCGACGCCAACTTCAACACGTCCACCGACGCCACCTGGACCGGCAACCTGCTGCTTTACGCCGGCGACTACACATCGAGCAACACCGGCAAGCGGCTTGGCTTCCAGGTCCAGAGCAACGGCTCGGCGACCCTGATCGGCCACTACGGGGCCACGCCCGTCGTCCAGCCCGCGACCACGGGCACATCCACGGGATTCACCGCGGGGTCAGGCACCGGGATGACCTCGGCTTCGACCTCCACGGGCGGGACCGGATCATCCGCGTACACGTTCGGCGACATTGTGCTCGCCCTCAAGCAGCTCGGTCTTCTCGCTTCCTGAACTGGAGTTCCCCTATGGCTCAAGTATGCACAACGAAACAGCAGAACTTCCTGTCCCGCTTCACCACCGCTGTCGTCGCCTTGCTCGCGGCCAATGATGCGCTCAACGCCCTGGCCACGGAATACACCGTGGACCTCTACGGCAGCGGCCAGGCCAACGCCTTCACTGATGCGGTCGTCCAGACCGTCATTCCCGCGGCCACGGCCGCGCAGACGTATGCGGCCGCCACCGGGGTCGG